ATACCGGACAAGCCGGTCTGGTTGACCGACGAGGGCGAACAGGTCTGGACTAAACTGGTCGGGCATTTGGATTTCATGGGCCTTCTTTCGCTGGTAGACGATCAGGCTCTTTCTCGATATTGCAAACTATGGCAATACTGGCGCAAGGCGTGCAACTTCATCGATGAGCACGGCGACACATTTGAAAAGTTCGATGACCGTGGCAACGTGATCGGCGTGGAGGAATATCCACAAATGAAGCGACTGATAAACCTCGCAGATAAATTGCTGCGGATCGAGCAGCAGTTCGGCATGACGCCATCCGCTCGCGCCAGCCTGGCGGTGGATGCCGCTACGGCGAGGCAGCGGGCAAAGGACGCAGGCAATGGACTGGTGAACCTTGGATAAGAAACTGCTTAAAAAGTTGCCAGGATACGATCCGTTCGCCAGTGCGGGCGAGTGCGAATTCGATGACAAGCGCGCCGCCTTTGCGCTGCGATTTTTCGAGGAAGGACTGACGCATACAAAGGGCGTCCTGGCTGGCAAGGCATTTGAATTGCGCCCCTGGCAGCGATCCATTGTGGCGAATCTGTTCGGATGGATCAGGCCGGACGGCACCCGCCGGTATCGCGAAGCGTTCATCCTGGTGCCACGCAAGAATGGCAAAACCACTCTCGCCGCGGGCATCGCGCTTTATATGCTTTTGGCCGATGGGGAAAAAGGCGCGGAGGTATATTGCGCCGCTGCGGATCGGGAGCAGGCGCTGCTGGTGTTCGGCTCCGCCGAGCATATGATTAGGGGCAACGACGAATTCATGCGGCACGCCAAAATCTACACGGCTGCAAAATCCATCGTGCTTGAGGCGAACGCATCAAGTTTTAAGGCGATCAGTTCTGAGTCGAAATCGAAGCACGGCTATAATTCGCACTGTATAGTCATCGACGAACTGCACGCCCAAAATGACCGCGACCTTGTTGACGTTCTGGTTACCTCTACTGGTGCCAGGAGCCAGCCGCTAATCCTGCACATTACCACGGCGGATTTCGATCGGCCTTCGATCTGTAATGAAAAACGCCGTTACGCCCTACAGGTGCGGGACGGCGCGATCAATGATCCTGCGTTCCTGCCGGTGATATACGAGGCGTCCCAGGAGGACGATTGGACTAGCCCGAAGGTCTGGGCCAAGTCGAACCCTAACCTGGGCGTTTCGATCAGCCGCGAATACATGGCGCGCGAGTGCAAGCGGGCGCAGGAATCGAGCGCCTACCAGAACACGTTTAAGCGCCTGCACCTCAACGTCACGACACAGTCGGAGGTGAAGTGGTTGGATCTGCGAGTCTGGGACCGATGCCGAGTAGAGGGCGCGTCGGACCTGATCGGGCGTCCATGCTGGCTAGGACTGGACCTGTCGAGCACGCGCGACCTGACTGCAATGGTTGCGGTCTTCCCCGATGACGACGGCAGTTTCGCCGTCGAGCCGTGGTTCTGGTGCCCGCGGATTACTGCGGACTCGCGGCACCGAACTGATCGAATCCCATACCAGGACTGGATCGGCACCGGAGACATTCAGGCGACAGACGGCAACGTCGTGGATTACGATATGATCCTTGAGCATATCTACAAATTCGCCGAGGACCATGAGGTCCGCGAGGTTGCAGTCGATAGATGGAACAGCACGCATCTGATCACGAAATTACAGGGCCAGGGATTAAATCCCGTACCGTTCGGCCAGGGGTTCGCGAGTATGAGTGGGCCGACCAAGGAATTGGAAAAGCTGATCCTGGCGGGAAAAATTCGCCACGACGGCAACGAGGTTCTGCGATGGATGGTCAGTAATACGACGGTAAACCAGGACGCGGCGGGAAACCTGAAACCTGATAAGCAGAAATCGAGCGAGAAGATCGACGGCGTGGTGGCGCTGATCATGGCGCTGGGCCGTGCAATGATCGGCGAGGGGATGGGACGTTCGGTTTACGATGATAGACGATTGGTAACATTATGATGACATTGAATCCATTGAAATGGTTTTCGCGTCGGGGGATGGCGAACCCTGCCCAGTGGCTGGCTGATGCCCTGAGCGGTGGGGACAAAACCGCCGCGGGCGTTTCAGTGACCGAGCAGACGGCGCTTCAGATCAGTGCCGTCTGGGCGTGCGTTCGCGTAATCAGCGAAACGCTGGCAAGCCTGCCGCTGATGGTATATCGCCGCGAGGGCATGGACCGCGCAGTGATGCGCGAGCACCCGCTATTCATGCTGCTGCACGATGGGCCGAATCCTGATATGTCCAGTATGCAATTCAGAGAAACGATCCAGATGCACGTCCTGACCTGGGGCAACGGATTTGCCCGCATCGAACGAAATGGACGCGGCGTGCCGATTGGGTTCTGGCCTATTCTGCCGAGCCTGGTGGACGCCCGACGCGATGCCGATGGCAGGATCGTCTACGATATCAGGGGCGGCGGCGCGCGCCGTGAGGTGGTAGATGTTATCCCTGCTACGAATATGCTGCACATTGCCGGGCCTAGCCCGGACGGGATCATCGGATACAGCCCTGTCCAGATCGCCCGCGAGTCGATGGGCCTGACCAAGGCGGCAGAAAAATATGCCGGTGGCGTGTTCGGAAACGGATCGCGACCCGCCGGAGTACTGGAGCACCCTGGCGCAATGAAACCAGAGGCGGCGCAGACATTGCGCAAGGACTGGGAGCGCCTGCACGGTGGACCGGCCAACAATGGAAAAACGGCGATTCTCGAAGAGGGGATGAGTTTCAAGCCGATCAGTTTTCCACCGGAGGATGCGCAGATGCTGACTAGTCGGCAGTTCCAGGTGGAGGAGATTTGCCGCTGGTACAATGTGCCTCCCCACAAGGTTCAGCACTTGCTGCGCGCCACGTTTTCTAATATCGAATCGCAGCAGATCAGCTTCGGCACCGATACGATTCGGCCGTGGATAGTGCGGTGGGAACAGGAAATTAAACGCAAGCTATTTGACACGCAACCGGATATCTTCGCCGAATTCCTCATGGACGCCGTTCTGCGCGGCGACTCGAAAAGTCGATCCGAGGCGCTCCAGATCCAGTTCCTGAATGGCGCGCTGACCATCAACGAATGGCGGCAACTCGAAAATCGCAACAGCGCCGAGGACGGGAATAAACATTACGTGCAGATGAATCTCCAGGCAGTGGGGGACGATGACGACGAGCCTGATATAATCGCTGCGCCGCCAGGCGAAGGCGACAATATAGAACAGAATTCCCAGGCGGTGATGATGGACGGTCTGGTCCGGGCGCATCGGCCCTTGATCGAGTGGCACCTCGGTCGCGTCCTGCGAACCGAGGCGGACAAATTGAAGCGGGCACGCCGGAGGGAATCCGATCTGGATGCCTGGGCCGGTAAATTTTACGAAGAGCATCGGGAGCACGTTCGCCTGGAATTGATCCCGCCCGTGGACGCATTCATCGACGCGGCGTGGACGATCCTGGGCATCGACGGCGAACCGGCGGAATCGAATAGCGCTGTGGCTCATTTGACCGAATGCCTGGCTGGCGAACACATTGTCGCGAGTCGGCGGGCATTAGAACAGGACTTCGACGCTGCGGTGGCGAACTGGACCGACAAGGGCGGGCGCGCATCCGATCAGGCAGGCGCGTTCATGTTCCTGCTAATCGATTTTGTGAAAGGCGAACCCCGTGCCAATGCCTGAACCTGCTGACGATGAGAACCAGAACGAGTTCATTGATCGCTGTATGCGCGACGAAATAATGGTGGACGATCTGCCCGATATACCGCAACGACTCGCCGTCTGTTTTCGACAGTGGGACGATGCTCACGACGAGGAAAACAAAATGAAAAACGAAATGGATACCAGGGCGCGGCGCGGTCTGGAACTGGAAAACGAGAACCGTGACGATGGCGGCGCACTGCCCAAGATCGTCGGATATGCCGCGGTATTCGGCGAACGATCCGAGCCGCTGCCGTTCCGCGAAGTGATTCGGCCAGGGGCGTTTGATCGTAGCCTTGACGAGGCGGCAGACGTTCGGGCGCTGATCAATCACGACGCGGGCCGGATCATCGGGCGCAGTCGCGCGGGAACGCTGGAAATGATCACCGACAGTCGCGGACTGCGGGTGAAAATCGATCCGCCCAATAATGCCGAGGGCCAGGGACTGGTCGAATCGATCAGGCGTGGCGACCTGGATGGAATGTCGTTCGGATTCCGTACCGTTGCGGACGAGTGGAGCGAGGATGGCGGCGAGCAGATCCGCGAATTGGTAGAGGTGGAACTATTCGATGTGAGCGTCGTTACCTGGCCCGCTTACCCGGAAACCGCGGCGGCCCTGCGGTCGATGGGCGAATGGATGAAAGAAAAAGCCGACCCGGTCGGCGACCATCCCCGCCGCACTGCGGTGCGTTTGCGGATGGCATCGCTGCCCACTGGATCGGCATCAAAATAATATAATTGCCGGGCCGATTTTCT